GGATACCCCGCCCCCCCCCTCCCCTGCTCCGTTTCCCGCTTTACCGTGCTAAAGTGGTAAAGTGATAAAGCGATAAAGTGCTTCACCATGCTAAAGTGATAAAGCAATGCAGTGATAAAGGGTCAACACAAATCAAACGTTGAACAAGTGATTGTTTCACGTGGAACATTCAATGGGGTTTTCATGGGGCATGAATGAAGCGTGTAAAATTATTTTCATTTTTCTATTGACATTAGACGTTGAATGTGGTATCATTAAGACGTGGACAGGAAACACCACAAATCAAATACAGGAGGTAACACAAATGAAAGTCAAGTTTCCGCAGTACAAAGTAACGCTTGTGGTTTCTTCTCACGGTGCTATGCACATTGAGGAATACCACACCACCGCAGTTCGTTCTATCGCGAACGCAAAGCACCTGTTCAACGACAATCGCAACCTCTGGAAAGAGGATTGGGAGGACGTGAGGGTGGTTTCCGTTGACCGTGACGGCGAACAGGTCTTTAACGTTCCTCTGTCTGACCTGTACGACATGGTTTACAACTACAACAAGAGCAAGGAGGATACCAACAATGAGCATTGCGAGTAAGTACAATCACGGCACCCGGTTCACCTATATCATGCCTGAGAATTGCGGGTTCCGCTCCCTTGGTTCTCTGATTGAGGACAACGGCCCCGGTTGTGTGTACACCGTTCGCGGTATGTACGTGAACCACAAAAGCAAGTACGGGGATGCCCCTGTCGTGCTGATTGATGATGCATTCATCAACCTGCCGAAGCACCTTCTGGACACCTGCAAGCAGATGATGCTTGACGATGAGTTCATCGAAGCTGTGAACCATGAGAAGGTAGGGTTTCAGATTTACACCTACACCAACAAGAACAGCAACGCGCTTCTGTACAGTGTCCAGTGGATTGACCTGTAATTGTTTCACGTGAAACACGGGGGACGGGATTAAAAACCCCGTTCCCCATTTTATTTTAAGGGGGTGAAGAAATGAAAGATAGGCACGTTGGGGAACGATGCGCATTGTTTCGCAAGGAAGTTCTGAACATTTCGTTGTCTGGCCTATGCAGGGCAACCGGGCAGAACGTGAAGAACATTTCTGCGTTTGAACATGGGCGGTCAAGCAACCTGAAATATCTCTTTGACTATTTGCAGGTGTGCAACGAGGAACAGCAAAGGTTATTTGCAAACTATGTTTTTGGAGGTGTAGACAATGGCTGTTGAAATTCGTCACTTTAAGCAGGATTACCAGTCGTTGAAACGGGAGGTTTCAAGGCTGGCAAGCATGGCAAATAAGCGTCTTGTGCGTCTGGAAAACAACGGGTTCGAGGACAGCCCCGCTTATAAGCAGTGGATTGAAAGCGGCGGCGAAAAATTCAGCGTTCGCGGCAAGGATTACAACGCATTGCAGAAAGAGCTTGCGCGGGTTCGGCAGTTCGTGAACGCGAAAACGTCAACAATTCGCGGGGCGCAAAGCGTGCTTAAAGCGATTGCGGCGAACACGGGCGCAAACTTCAAGGGCAAGGAATTGTGGGAGCAAGCGTCTAACTTTTTCCGGGTTGCAAGCATGATTGAGCAGTATATCCGCAACACAGAGGACGTTGCAAGCGCAATCGGGTATCAAAAAATCTGGACTGCTATAAACCAGTACACAAAGGCGAATGACATTGACCTTGCGGCGATGCAGGTTGATATGGAACAAATGGTGGGCAACATTGCACAGATGATAGGAATTGAAGCCACAAACACGGTTGTTGACCCGTTGGCTGATATGTTGGGCGGTAACTACGTTGTCATAAAGTAAGGGGTACGCGATGCAAGATTACAGCGCATTTGACTTGACAGGGGTTGACCCGAAAATCATACAAACGAATAAGCGGGTTTCCTATGTGAATGTTGAATGTGCATTTGACATTGAAACCACAAACGCAACGTATAACGGGGAAAAGCTGGCGTTTATGTACTGCTGGCAATGGGGCATACAGGACAAGGAACACATTTATTTAGGTAGGACGTGGGAACAGTTCATTGACCTGTGCAAGCAGTTGCAACAGCGTTTTGACCTGTCCGAAAACAAGCGCATTATCTGTTATGTTCACAATCTGGGGTTTGAATTTCAGTTCATGCGCAAGTATTTTGAATGGGTGAACGTCTTTGCAGTTGATGAACGCAAGCCCATTAAAGCGTTGTGTTCCTACGGTATCGAGTTCAGAGACAGTTATATTCTGTCGGGATATTCCCTTGCAAAGACCGCCGAAAACCTGACCGCACACAAGATTGAAAAACTTGTCGGCGACTTGGATTACACGTTGATTAGAAACAGCAAAACAGAGTTGACAGAGGAAGAAAAAGCCTATTGCAACAACGATATTGAAATTCTGCTGTACTATATCAATGAGCAAATCGCAATGTACGGGGACATTAGCAAAACACCGTTGACCAACACGGGGCGCGTTCGGCAGTTCGTGCGCAACAGGTGTTACCACACAAGCACAAACCACAAGAAGGACAACCGGGGGCATTATATGCGGTATAGACGCATTATGAACGATTTGCAGTTGTCCGCGAATGAATACACGATGTTGAAACGGGCATTTGCGGGAGGTTTCACCCACGCAAACGCGAATTACAGCGGGAAGGTGCTGGAAAACGTTGCAAGCATTGACTTTACCAGCAGTTACCCGGCGGTCATGCTGTCTGAAAAGTTCCCTATGTCAAGGGGATTTGTCACAGAGTTGACCCCCGAAAAGGACTTTGAATACTACTTGCAAAATTACTGTTTAGTGTTCGATGTGATTTTTGAAGGGCTGGAAAGCACCGTATTTTTCGACCATTATATCAGTGAAAGCAAGTGTATTCGCATTAGCAACCCCATTGTGGACAACGGGCGAGTTTATAGCGCGGATATGGTTGCAATGACAATCACAGACGTTGACTATAAAATCATTCGCAAGTGCTACAAATGGAAAACCTGCAAAGTTGCACACATTATCAGGTACGCGAAAGGTTACTTGCCCAAACCCATTATTCAGAGTATAATTGAACTGTACGGGAAGAAAACCACCTTGAAGGGGGTTGAAGGGAAAGAAACTGAATACCTGCTTTCAAAGGGTATGTTAAATTCCGTGTACGGGATGTGTGTTACTGACATTGTGCGTGATAATTCCGTGTATGAAAATGGGGAATGGGGCAAGGAAAAGGCAGACCCCGTAGAGGACATTAGAAAGTACAATGAAAGTAAATCGCGGTTCCTCTATTACCCGTGGGGCGTTTGGGTAACAGCATACGCACGTGCAAACTTGTGGATGGGAATACTAAACATTGGTGAAGATTATGTTTACAGTGACACCGACAGTGTGAAATTCCTTAACTACGATGCGCACACGGGGTTCATAGAGTGGTACAACGCATTGATAACGCGCAAGCTACAACTGATGTGTGATGAACTGAAAATCGACTTTGAAGCCCTGCAACCCAAAACAAAGAAGGGTGTTAAAAAGCCTATGGGCGTATGGGATTTTGAAGGGATTTACACACGGTTCAAGACGTTAGGCGCAAAACGCTATCTTGTGGAGCATGACGGTAAGTTGCAATTAACCGTTGCAGGTTTAAGCAAGCAGAACGGCATTGCCTACATGATAGAACAGCAGAACGGGGATTTTGCAAAGGTGTTTGAAATGTTCAATGATGAACTGTATATTGACGGCGCACACACTGGCAAGATGACCCACACGTATATTGACGATGAACAGGAAGGGTTGATAACCGACTATCAGGGGAACACAGAACACGTTATCAGCAAAAGTTGTGTATTCCTTGAAGATTGCGAATTTACTCTTTCACTGTCCGAACAGTACGCAAAGTTCTTAGGAATGTTGCAGAAAGGATTTATTTTCAGGGGTATTAAATATGAGTAAAAGAAAACAACCACAACAGCAGTATTACAACATTCGTTCACTGCTGTCCAAAAACGCCATTTATAATATCATAATTGGCGAACGTTCCAACGGCAAGACATACGCGGTTTTGAAATACGCGGTTGAACAGTATTTCAAGGACAAATCGCAGTTTGCCATTTTGCGCCGCTGGCAGGAAGATATAACCGGACACCGGGCGGGACAGATGTTTACAAACCTGATTGCCAACGGTGAAATAGAGCGCATTTCACACGGTATGTATACGGGCATAACGTACTATGCGAGAAAGTTCTATTTCTGTAACTATGACGAGAAGGGCAAGCCCGTCTATGATGCCGAACACGACATTTTCGCGTACTGTTTCGCGCTGTCTGAAATGGAGCACGATAAAAGTATTTCGTTCCCCTACGTGAACACGATTTTGTTTGACGAGTTCATAACCAACAAGCTGTATCTGCAAGACGAATTTGTGTTGTTTATGAACACGATTTCAACAATCATCCGACAGCGGGAAAACGTCAAAATCTTCATGTGCGGCAACACCGTCAACAAGTTTTGCCCCTATTTTCAGGAAATGGGTTTGAAGCACGTGGACAAGATGCAACAGGGAACAATAGACGTGTACACCTACGGGGATAGCAGACTTTCCGTTGCGTTTGAGTATTGCGCACAAACCGGGCAGACCAAAGCGAACAACTACTATTTCGCGTTTGACAACCCCAAACTACACATGATTACAAGCGGTGCTTGGGAGTTGGATATATACCCGCATTGCCCGGTACGTTACCGCCCCAAAGATGTAAAGTTCATCTATTTTATTCTGTTCAATGGGTATGTTTATCAGTGTGAAATTGTGAGTGTTGACAAGTCAATGTTCACATTCATTCACCTGAAAACCACCGACCTACAAAAGCCCGACAATGATTTGATTTTTTCACTTGATTACGTCCCGAAAATCAACTATAATAGAAATGTGCTAAAGCCCGGTATCAAGAGGTTAGAAAAGCTGTCGTGGTTCTTCCAAACCGGGCGTGTGTACTATCAAAACAATGAAGTGGGCGATAGCATTTCAAACTATTTGAAGATTTGCAGGGGAGGTATCTAAAATGGATTTTTCCGCAGTTTCGCAGTTGATTACCAGCGTTGGTTTCCCTATTGCCGCGTGTGTCGCGCTGTTCTGGCAGATGAACAAGGAAAGCACACAGCACAAGGAGGAAATGGACGCGCTGAAAGAAAGCCTGAACCAGAACACGCTTGCAATCACCAAACTGGTTCTGTTCATGCAGGAAAAGGAGGGTATGAAGCCCGATGAAGAAGCCTAAAATCTGGTGTGACAGTATCACGCCAAAGTACAACTATCTGGACAAGGAAACCAACATTCGGGACTATGTGAACTACTGCATTAACCGGGCGTTGGCTATGTTCAAGTACAACGGACTGCCTGACACCATCCCGCAGACCGCGCTTGAAAAGTTCAATATCATGCGCGGGTTTACCATCTGGGCAAAGGTGAACGGGGAGTTGTACGTCTTTGAAGGGGGTTTAGGTGGTGAACCTGATGTATACGGTTTTCCGACTATTGCAACCGTTGCAAATCCCGCCTTGAAGTTCAGCGGCAATTTCACCATTGGTGAAGATTGCGTTATCATGCCAAACGATGCAATGTATATGGGGCTGTTACCGCTGTTCAACCGTTACTGTTCCCTTATCAACGAAAACGACATTACAATGTTGCTGGCAGACGTGAACAAGCGTGCGCAGTTCATCATTTCCGCGACAGACGACAACACGGCAGATAGTGCAAACCTGTTTTTGAAAAAGCTGTTCAACGGTGAACAGGCGACTATCACCGACAACGCCATTATGAGCGGTTTACAGGTCAACCCCGCAACAACTGCAAATATTGCCATTATGGACTTGGTGGAATATCAGCAGTATTTACGCGCTGGCCTGTATAATGAAATTGGCCTGAACAGCAATTTCAACATGAAGCGCGAGAAGCTGACCGCGACAGAAGTTGAAATGAACAGCGGCAACCTTTACCCGCTTGTGGATGATATGTTGAACCAGCGGCGCATTGCCCTTGAAAAAATCAACGCTATGTTCGGAACTGAAATTACCGTTGAATTTGCAAGTGCATGGACGATGCGCGCAACCGAAACGGGGGATGTTGAAAACCCTGTTGAAGATGTGCAAAACCCTGACACGCCGCAGGAGGCCGCAGGGGAGCCGCAGGACACGCCGCAGGACACCCCCGACCCTGAAACGCCGCCTGACGAGCCGCAGGAGGACGCAGGGGAGCCGCAGGACACGCAGCAGGAGGATGAAAACAATGAAACTGTATGATGTTTTACCCGCAACAGGGGGCATTTTCCAGACCATGAACGCCCTGCACCCGTTCCCGTGGGCTGACACAATCAGCCCGGAACAGATGGATTTTGCATATCGGGAAACGTACACGAACAAGTGTATTTCCCGGTTCGTTGCCCGTATGCTGAACGATGCCGACACCCTGACCCCCGAAAACATTACCAGCATTGCAAGGCTGTTGGACGTGATGTTTTATGACAAATGGGTACGCGCTTACAACCTGTTTATTTCTGGCAATAAGGCGTTTGGCAATGGGTACACTGAAACCATTACTGAAACCATCCACCATGAAAACGAAACCACGAACAACGGCACTACCACCACGCAGGGAACGCAGGAAGGTAAAGTTAGCGGTTTCAACAGCACGGAATATCAGGACAAAGACCAGACCGTCAACGACAGCACGCAGACACAGGAAGGTAACGGCACCGACACAGGCGACCAGACCCGCGATTATACGCGCACCGGGTACGGCGAATATTACGCCGACACCTACAAAAAATCGCTTGATGCCTTGCAATCGTATCTGATGTGTGATATAATTTTTGTAGACGCAAATAGTATTCTTGTGTTACACATTTATGATTAAGAAAGGAAAGGTGCAACAATGACTGTCAAACAGATTTATGAACTGATGAACACCGTAACCGGCGAAGTGCTGGGCAAGACCGACCTTGTGGCCGAAGATTTGTCCAACGTTGTGGACGTTGGCACCGAAGTGTTCAACGCTACGGCGGTTGACAACTACGTGAAAACCCTTGTGAACCATATCGGCAAGGTGATTTTCGTGAACCGCCCCTATTCCGGCAAAATCCCCTCCGTCCTGATGGACAGTTGGGAGTTCGGTTCCGTGCTGGAAAAGATTTCCTGTGACACCCCCGCCGCTGAGGAAAACGAGAGTTGGGACTTGGTGGACGGGCAGGAGTACAAGCAGGACATTTTCTACAAGCCCACAGTTTCCGCGAAGTTCTTCAACAGCAAGGTGACGTTCGAGGTTCCCATGTCCTTCACCGAAAAGCAGGTGAAAGAGAGTTTCAGCAACGCGGCACAGCTTAACGGCTTTATCAGCATGATTTACAACGCCGTTGACCGCTCCATGACCATCAAGATTGACGGCCTTGTGATGCGCACTATCAACAGCATGATTGCGCAGACCCTGAACGCCGACAAGACCGCCTTTGTCGGTGGTTACGGCACTGCAAGCACTGCCCGTTGTGTCAACCTGCTGAAGCTGTACAACGACAAGTTCTTTCCTGCTACCGGCAGTACCGCCAACCCGGACGCGCTGACGGCGGCAAAGGCCATTTATGACCCCGATTTCATCCGCTTTGCGTCCTACACTATGGGCGTTTACGTTGACCGGCTGGCGAGCATTTCCACCCTGTTCAACGTGGGCGGCAAGGACAGGTTCACCGATGCCAACAACCTTCACGTTATCATGCTGTCGGATTTCGCAAAGGGCGCAGATGTGTACCTGCAATCTGACGTTCGGCACAATGAAATGACCCGCCTGCCCAACTATGAAACCATCCCGTACTGGCAGGGTTCCGGTCAGAACTACGAGTTCGACAGCACCAGCGCCATCAACGTCAAGATTGACGCCTCCACCACCGTTGACATTGACGGTATTGTGGGCGTTATGTTCGACCGTGACGCGTTGGGTGTGTCCAACCTTGACCGCCGCGTCACCACCGCCTACAACGCGAAAGCGGAGTTCTTCAACAACTACTACAAGTTCGATGCCGGTTACTTCAACGACACCAACGAGAATTTCGTTGTGTTCTTTGTTTCCGATGCAAAGACCGCCGGTTAAGTGACACCGCGCCGGGTGTGGGGTTCATGCCCTGCACCCGGCTTATTTTATAAGGAGGACAAACAAATGAGCAACAGTACATTAGCAACCTACACCCTTATTTCCCCGAACAGAAACAGCCCCCGCAATCATGCCATTGACCGCGTGACCGTTCATTGTTTTGTGGGGCAGGTGACAGCGGCGCGGGGTTGTGCAGTGTTCCAGCCTACCAGCAAACAAGCGTCCTGCAACTACGTTGTGGGGTGTGACGGTTCTGTCGGGTTGTGCGTGGAGGAAAAAGACCGTTCTTGGTGCAGTTCCAGCAGGGAGAACGACAACCGGGCAATCACTATTGAGGTTGCAAGCGACACCGTGGAGCCGTACCGCGTGACCAACCTTGCATATTGGGCACTGCTTGACCTGCTGACCGACATTTGCAAGCGCAACGTGAAAGACACCCTGTTGTGGTTTGGGGACAAGGAAAAGACCCTGAACTACACCCCGAAAGCAAATGAAATGGTTATGAGCGTTCACAGGTGGTTTGCGAACAAGTCTTGCCCCGGCGCGTACCTGTACGGACTGCACAGCGAGATTGCAAACCTTGTTACGCACAGGTTGCAGAACGGCGCACCCTTCACCCCGTACCTTGTGCGGGTTTCCATTACTGACCTGTACATTCGCAAGGGTGCTGGCACCTACTACGACAACAACGGGTTCTGCCCGCCGGGTGTGTATACCATCATTGGTGAAGCGAACGGGCAGGGCGCGAGCAAATGGGGCAGGTTGAAAAGTGGCGCGGGGTGGATTTCCCTTGATTATGTGGAGGTGTTAAAATGACCCTAACGCTGTACACCTGCAACGACAGCGCAAACCGCATTGACAAAACCCCTGAAAACGGGTTTGACGTTGTGGGCGTGATGAAAAACGCGCTGGACATTGACAATATTTCTGTTGATGTGCAGATGAACGCGGAAACCTTCAACTACAATTACTGCTATGTGAAGGAATTGAAGCGTTACTATTTCATTCAAACCCCTGTTGTATTCCCTAATGGAATTATCACGTTGCCGCTTGTGTGTGATGTGCTTATGAGTTTTAAGGACACCATAGAACAGATTGTCGGCACAATCGGCAGACGTTCCAACCCTGACAAATACAACAGCGGTTTCAATGCGCAGTACGACACAAGGCCGGGCGTTGAACGGCACGACTTTGAAAATAACTTCAATGAAGATGGTAATATCATCATGGTTACTATCCGTGGCACGTTATAAGGGGGTGAAATGATGTTTAGAAGAACGGTTATTGCAGAGTTCTATAATTCACAAATTCTGTTTGACATTGCGGACAACGCCGCCGGTACTAACTGGTATCGAATGGGCGGAAATCACCAGATGGTGAACAACAATGCAACCGTAAACACGTATAAAATTCGTTTTAATCCCTCTGGCGGTTTTCCGGGTACTGCTATCACACCTTCACTCGTCCCTTATTATTTTTACAGAATTGAGGGCGACCCGGAAGCCCCTGCCAACTGGAACGCGGTTGTTGAAATGCTGAACAACCCCGAAAATTACACCACGGTCAGAACGGTTTGCACCAAAAATGATGACGGGTATTGGTACGGGACATTAAACCTTGAAGCGGGTGTGTCGTATGTTTTCCCGTGTGGTAACTATCTTGCTGCAAACCTGAAAGCAAATTACACATTCAACTTCACCGGTGAACACTGCACAGGAACGTTCCAGTACAGAAACGCCGGGGGACAGCCCCGTACAAGTTTTAACAGCGGTGACAAAATCCCACTTGCCTACCAGCTTATTCTGACGCTGACCGCAGATGAAGGGTATAGCTTCACGGGTGCGGAAAGTCTGACCTTTGAAACACCCTATTATTCCGCGCCTACAATCTCCAATCAGGGAACAAAGATGACCGCAACATATACGGTTGTGTGGGCTGATGATGTTGTTCCCATTACGGCGGTTGACCAGTGGCCTACAAGCGCAACATTGAACGTGTCTGCAACCGCAACCATTGCGCAAGACGGTAACTTTATTGAGGTTGAAAGTTCCGAAAATTGTGTTGTAAATGGTGTACCCGAAAGCGGGTTTGTAACCACCAGCACAAGTGTTACCATTTTGGCAACCGCAAATGAAGGGTATTACTTCAACGGTCGTCCTTATATCCGCTATACTGGAACCGATGGGGCAGAACACAAATTGTTTATGACCCGTCTTAGTAATGACACACGTGCAACCGTTACACAGGTGTTCAGTGAAATTGCACAGAACCTTACAACCGCCTACATTGTGTGCAATGCCGTTGAAATTCCAAAGAAAACGTGGCCTGTTGTCGTTAAAACTGCTACCAACTGCACCGTTGATGCACCCGACACCTACACAGAGGGCGAAACCCTGAACATTACCGCGACCCCGAATGAAGGTTATCATTTTGAAACAACGCCTACACTGCAATATCCGGGGGCGGATGGACAGACAGCAAAACTTTCCTTAACCATTCAGGATGACGGAACAGCAACTTTTTCCCGTGTTGTAAATGGGTTGCCTGACGGTGTGACATTAAGCGTGGTTGCAAGCGCGGTTGAAATTCCGAAGAAAACATATCCCATTGTTACACAGACCGTAAATTGCGCCGTTACGGGTGTGCCTGCTGGCAACGTGTACACAGAGGGTGAAACGCTTAACCTTGTTTTGACTGCAAATGAAGGTTACTATTTTGACGTGCCCCCGCGAATTAACTTCTACGGACAAGGCGGCGTTGGGGCGCACATGGATTTCACCATCGACCCGGCAAACGATGCCCGCGCAACGTTCAACAGGGTGTTGCCCACACTTTCGGACAGTAGTAACGTGACAATTTATGCTGTTGCCGCCGCTAAAACCGTATACACGGACAAATACGGCAGTATCAACGTTTACAACGTCACCATTGACGAACTGACGCAGTTTGCAGAAGAACGGTTCTTCAACGTTGAAAGCGAGGGCAGTACACAGGAAGTCGATTTAGGCGACTACGTTTCTAAACTGTTCCGTCTGTGCTGTGACATTGGAGACACCACCGAAAGCACGTTGAAGGTTGGTAACTACAACCTGTCTAACATTCATGTACAGGTTCCTATCAATGACACCTTTACTGTTGATTGTGGTACACTTACCGTGAACGGTAAAAACGGTACAGCGAACGACTTCAATGGTGAACTGCAAATCATGCTCCCGTTTATCGGGTTCCAGACCATCAACATTGACAAGGCATTGAACAACCCCTTACACCTGTATTACAAAATCAACCTTGTGACAGGTGAAAGCGTGGCAATACTGGAAATTAACAGTATTCCCGCCTACTATTGGGACTGCAAAGCCTGTCAAGAAATTCTGTACCTGTCCCATGTGCAAGAGAATTTCAGTGATTACGAGTTCAAGTCTAAATTCCTGTATGGGTTCGTTCCCTTCGTCGTGTACAAATACAACACTGATTTCAACACTTCCCCTGTGAACAGTGATGCAGTACGCGAAAAGGTTATGAATTGTGTGGGGTATTTCGAGATGACAGAAACAACCCCATTCAATGCCCCCAACATGAATGAAACAGAGCGTGTTAAAATCATTGAACTGTTGAATAGTGGTGTGTTCTACGGTGCAGAGTTTGAATAAACAGTAATGTTAGCGTGTGTGTACATTCACGTGTATACACACGCTTCATTCATGCCCCATGAAAACCCCATTGAATGTTCCACGTGAAACAATCACTTGTTCAACGTTTGATTTGTGTTGACCCTTTATCACTGCATTGCTTTATCACTTTAGCATGGTGAAGCACTTTATCGCTTTATCACTTTACCACTTTAGCACGGTAAAGCGGGAAACGGAGCAGGGGAGGGGGGGGGCGGGGTATCC